CTCTGAAAAGTCTCCGTTCTGCACTAAATTACTTGATAGTATTTGTACGTTCTCAACTAACCCTTGAGCGTTTACTCTTGTAGCTGCGGAGTTTCTGCTGAATTGGAAATCTCCAGAGGCATCGTCTGGTTTTATACATAGTGCCTCGCCGTTATTGAAGGCGGTCGGGGTTAACACTAAACTACTTCTATCGAGTAAATTTGCCATTTATTGTATTTTTTCTATTTTATCTAATATTGCTATGGTACATGTTTGGTTTTCGTAATATGTTGCTCTCGCTTGTAAAGTTGCGAGTAAATTCGGTATACCACTACCGAATAACAACATCATAACTCTGCGCCTACTCATTATAGTACGCTATCAAAGTAAGAATCCAAAGCCGTTTTTAAAGCTGCAAAACTTGCGTATGCTGTGCCTGCCTCGTCTTGTAAATCCGAGTAAATTGTTTTATCTAAAACACTAACGTTATTAGTTGTTTTAATGATAATAAAATCTCCTTGCTTTTGTCTTTGGATTTCACAATACGCAGGGTAGCGGTATTCGATTCCGTTGTTTAAAACTAGCTCTTTTGTTACTGTATCGACGTAAATTTTCATTTTTTATATATTTATTATGTTGTTACTGTTATAGTCCACCCTTTAGTCTCTAGGCTTGCCTTTGCTGCTAATCCTACAGAGCTAGGAGCTTGCCCTCCTGTTTGGTCAAAAGTTCCGTTAATCTGTCCTGCGACGTCTAGGCTTTTGAGTATATTATCTATTGACTGCGTATTTAATCCTGTATTTCTAAAAGCCTGTGTAAAATTTCTTGCTGTGCAATTATCAAAAGCGTTAGACGGGAAAGTCTTTAGTAAAAGACAATTTTGCCACGTTGAAATAAAAGACGTACCGCTACTAAAATCTAACAAAGGAAACTCCGTTAAAACTGCGCAGTCTTGCCATGTACTATCGAAATCCTCGCCTTTGCCCGTATCTATTAAAGGGAAACTAGTTAAAGCCTCGCACTCGTCAAAGGCTTGCTCGAAATTAACAACGTCTGCAAAGTTGCCTCCGTCTGTTGCTGTTATCGTTAAATTTGTGCAACCGCTAAAAGCGTCCTCTTGACTCGTAGAGCCTAATCCGTATATCCCGAAATTAGATACATCTATTATTTTAACGCTATCCGCATTGCCCGTAAAATCAAACGCAGGGAATACACCCGAAATACTTACTTTGTGAATGCCAGAGCCAGTCGGGAACGTGATTAAATGGTCGCTCGTTAATCCTGTAGCGCTATATCCCTCGTCTGTAGTTACATCATATAGGAAAGTTCCTGCGCCCGTTGTTATATTAAAAAAGTCTGAGGTCGCTATAATATCTGTATTGACAAAAAACTCAAAATAGTTTATAGTATCGTTGTTAAAAATGGTAAAATCTGTGTTAAAGTTGCTTAAAAAATACGCTTGGTTATCCTCTCTAGCTTTTAGCGTTATTGTAGAGCCATTCATGGCGCTTTTTTCGCCTCCCGTTCCTGCGCTTATTGTAACCTCTCCGCCGTTCCATAGTCCTATAATTCTATAGTTACCGTTACGGTCTAAAATGATAGCACAATAGTCTTGCCTCATTAACTTGTAAACGTTTAAATCTACAAAACTGCGAGGTATTGTAAAACTCAAGTCTTGAGACCACTCTACGCCGCCGCTTGTAATGCTTGCGTTTTCTGAGTAGCTAATATTTACAGCCTCGTACTCATATATCGTAGTTTGTGGAAACTGAGTAATATCTTGAGCGTCTGGATTTGTTCCCTCTGAGAAACCTCCAAACAATACATCGCTAACCCCATACTTTACGTAAGGGAATAGATACAGCTTGTCGATGCCGCCTTGAAAATCTTTGCAGGATTCAGTATATCCGCGTTGTATGCTACAAATTGCCATATATTAATAAGAGATTATATCGTCTGGACTCTGTGGGTACGGGTTTTGTATTCTATTAGACGGATTGCCAAAATACCAACCGCTCCTATTAGATACGTGTTTCGATGCGTCTACGCCGTCCTGCGTTGTCTTATATTCGTCTAAATGGTTTAATATTATCCAATCCTCAAACCTATCTATAAAGGTGTCTGCCATGCCTGCGTAAGTATTTGACAATCTAGTCAACTCCTCCGCACTCATTAATTGTGCGTTATCTGAGGTATGCGAAACAGAGCCTCCATTTGCTACCATATAGTTACTAATTAGTACAAAATTTGCCACCGTTTGATATTTGGTTATCGGTTGCACATATTTAGTATATAATTCAAGGTATAATCCTGTTAAATTTCCTGCGTCTGCGCCTGCTAGTATTACGTCGTAAAGTTCCTGTCCTAATAAGGGGAGTATTGTAGTGTTCATTACGTCTGAAATTACAAATACAAACTTGTCGTCGTCTACGTTACCGCCTACTACGGTAGATTGTTTTATCTCTGTCGGGGATATAAATAGAAATTGTGCCATATCTTATGCGTTATGAGGTTTAATAGATACTATATTCTCATTTGTAGGTACTTTGTATCCCTTTCTACGTGCCTCTGAGGTACTAATTTTCTCCGAGCTTTCTACTTTACCCTTTCCGTCTGCTCTTTTTAGGTATATTTCTCTATTCCAAGCATGGCGACAAGTTCCCTGCGGAAAGTTTTTACTTCGTAAACCTCCGCCTTTATATAACCATATAGAATAAGGAGCGTCGTTTGTGCCTTTAGCACCGAAACCCTCGTTAACAACCCTAGTACCCATCTTTAAAATATCCTCTTTCCTATACAAGCGGTTTGCTTTCATCATTTTTTTACAAAATGCTCTCTGTGGATTTGGGTTTCCTACGTATCTGTAACGTATAGCTATATCCTCGTTATCCTGTGAGCTTTTAGCGTTTGGATTTGCTCTTCCTATAGACACTGCAAACTCTGTTTTGTATATATCGTCGTCGGTTTCGTAGTCTACCTCCGCACTACTTAGCATCGTCCACTCTGAGGCGTCTAAGGTTTCGCCTAACTCTATTAAAGAGTCGGCTAGTTCCTCTGGCGCTCCGTCGCTCATGCATACGTGAGAGCTTAACTCTGCGGTTTCCTCTTTTACCTCTATTTTCTCCTCTGTTAAAGGCGCAAAGTATAAATCTAGGTTAATCCCATAATGCACTAAAACCTCCTCTAAAGACTCGATAACAAAATCTTGTTTTGGCTTTATTACTCGCTTAATAGTTTGGCGCTCGCTCATATCCATCTCGTCGGCTACTGAGCTAAAACCACTCGCAGACGATAAGCCTACAAGGCTTGGAGATATTACTCTGTGCGCAGTCATTAACTGCGTTTTAGCTTGCTCTGTAAGTTCGCTCCATTGTTTATGTACGCTACTATTAACAGGAAACGGCGTTACGTCTATTGCTACCTCTTGGTCATTAAAGCTGATAATGAAATTCGAACTGTTCGAGCTAGACGTAAGTTTCTTTTTAACCTGTCTTTCAAACTCTTCCTTTTCCTCTGGAGTGTAATTTGTTCCGTTAGGTATATTGATAATATAGCCTGCGCTTAATCCGTTTTTAATAGACGAGATATACATATTCGACAGCTCCTCTTCGATTTCAGCATATACAAGCCCAGAGCTATAGTCTGGACTACCAAAGTACTCGTTTCCAACGGTGTAAGGTCTAGCTACAAACATCGAGTTTCCTTTTTGCGCTCCAAACGCAGGGAATGAGATAGGCGTGTAATCTATATCGGTATATTTCTGCCAATTCCTAGAAAACCAATACTTTTCTATTTCGTTTTTTTCGTTTGCAATCGCAGGAATTAACATCTCTTTAGGTACGTGAGTCAAAGAGTGTAACTCTCCGCCCTTGCTTTCTATTATCTCAAAAGAAAACTCGCCGAAAACTTGAAAGTCTCGCACCATTTTACGCAGTTCTCTAGGTCTTAATATCGTTTGTAATCTACCCCAACCCTCAGCGCCTAAAGCTCCGCTCGATGTACGTAGTCCTTTACCATATATTAGGGTAGTATAGGACTCGTTTATACTCGCATTTGTAGGAGAGCCGTTATTCCTGTCTATAATATAGTTATAGTACTGGTTTAAACGCCCGTTCATTACCCAATCCCTAGACTTATCCTCCATTAATGGCGGTCTAACGTAGTTCGTGAGTGTTATTAGTTTTATATCGCTCATAATATTACCATCTGTATAGGTTTTCCGTTAGCTTATATGTTTGTGAGTTTTGAGTAGTTGCTAAAACTAAGCCTCTGTAAACTATCTCGTTAGTTACTGAGTCGGTTAATTTTAACTGGTAGCTACTTTCGGCTGTAAACGTATAGTCAAACGTAAGAGCAAGCTTATAATCGCCGCCCGTTGTGTAAGTTGTTGTTAAATCTGTAGACGTTCCTAAAGTACTATCCGTAACTGTAAGCGTCAATACATTAGACGTTGAAAATCTAGGTACTAGCTTTATAGTGTGAGTCGTTAAATTAGGGTTTACTATCATAAAACAAACTTGTATATAATTAAAACGAAAAAAGTCTCTTTTTGTTTCTATTAAGCAAAATAAAAAAAGCCTCACAAATTAATGCAAGGCTCTTTTAAGAGAAAAAAACTAAATTAAGATACTACCGCTAAAAACGAAGTTTGTGTTGCCGAATCTAAGAAAGGCGCCAAATCTTTAGTTGTCGCGATTCCTGTCAAGGTGTACATATTTCCGTCCGTTTTTGCTCCGCCCGTCGATGCCACGACAGTAAAGTCGATTCCGTCGTCAAGTCCTAAAGCTATATAGTTTCCGTTTCTGTCTACTACTACCGCCGACGGATACCCTGCCACTAATAGATTAAACTCAGCGTTTGTCGCTGCGTCCATAGATTTTAAAACGGTTGTTAGCGTTTGAGTATTTACTCGACTGCTAGTATTTCTGTCTCCTACCATAGACTGTTCTAGTGTATTGCCGTCTCCCTCTAAAGGATAAGCAAACGCCGCAGTCAATAGTACATTCATTGCCGTAGCCTCTCCGTTTGAAACGGTAAAAGCATCTGGTAAGCTGTCAAAGAGGTATAGTGTAGACTGACCGCCAAGCCCGTCCTTACACACTTTAGCTCTTCCGCTTGTTAATAAACACGCCATAAGTTGTTGATTTTTAGATAGTTAACCAATTAGTTAACTGTTATATAATGTTTTAAAAAAGGGAGGCGGTTAAACCTCCCCTAGTATTTAGGCTGTTGTAGTAAGTAACCAAACAATCTCTGCTCCGTAAGAATATCCTACAGCTCCACCGAATACAGACTTGTATAAAACGTTTCCGCTTAAATCTACTTCGTCAAGGTCTTTAACTCTAATAGAGGTCGCATCTGAGGCTAATCCCGTACCCATTGTAATGTTAGACTTCTCAAATAAAACGATTGTGTTATCTGGTAATCCGTTTACAACTTGCACGTTGTAACGTCCGTAAACTAATCCTGTGTTAGCGTCGCCTCCTAGTCCGTTAGCTGCTCCATTTTGGATTAGTAACTTAGTGTAAGCATCTGCAACGTCTGGAGATACAATAAAGTTTACTGCTTTACGTCTTAATGCGTAAGGTAGTGCGCCTGTTGCTGCGTCGAATGCTGCTAGTACGTTAGTCGTAGATATAGCCGCTCCGATTGCTGTAATCCCGTTGTTTGCTTTTATAACGTCTCCGTCTGCTGCAAACTGCGTGATTAATCCGCTCATTTGCCCTGCTGCTCCCGAGCCGTTCCAGATTTGGTTTTCAAACCACTCTGCTAATTTTCCTGCTGTATCTGCTACGATAGCGTCTGCAATCTCTTGAGGTGTTTGGTCGTTAAAAGCAGATGCTCCCATAGACTCGCCGCTCCATGTTGGGCGAAAATCCTCTTTACAGATTGTAAATTCGTTTTTAAACTTTGAAAGAGTAAGTACTTTCTCCGAGTAAGCTACAGCGTCCGTTGCTGCTGTAGTACCACAAGCGTAGTCTACTACTCCTAGAGTTACGTCTAAGTTTCTCAAGTTTAGTTTGTACCCTACGTCTGGTACAACGTTAATTAGTCCAAGTCTAAGAGTATCCTCTTCCTTGATAGCTTGCAACATAATGTCTACTGCTGCCTGCCCTGCGTAATTTGATGTAATTGCCATTTCTTTATCTATTTTAAATTAATTAATTTACTTGTTTTGATTTGCTAGTTTAATAGCCTCAAGGATTCGCCCTTGCTTTGTTAAAGTTACTTGTTTTGGTTGTGAGCTAACAGGCTCTACAGACGGCTGCGCCGAAAGTGTTACTACCTGCTCTTTTAACTCTACGTTTTTTGCCTCGATGTCTGACAATTTTGTAAGCATTTCAGACATTTTAATCTCCATACTCTCGGCGTAAGCCTTAAACATATCGTCTAAAATCTCTTTAATTACTTTCATAGACTCCTCGTCTGCGTTTACTTCCTCAATCACTTCCTCTTCCTCTTCTAGCTCTGCCTCTACTACTTCCTCAGCCTCTGGAGCTACTTCCTCCTCAGCCTCAGCCTCAGACATAGACTCTACTAGTCCGTCTTTTACAACGATTTCGCCGCCCTCGTCTATTTTATACGTTCCGTCGGCTAGAGATACTTTCTCGCTTTCGTCTGCAATTAAAAAAACAGCCGTACCAACCTCTAAACTTTCGCCGTCGAATTGAATATCTAGCTCGCCAGATTTTACACTTCCTAGAGTTACCTCTACCTCTTGCTCTGCTCCAGATACTATCTGTTTTAGCAATGCTAGAATATTTTTGTTATTCTTACTCATTTCTATATTTGATTTTAAAGTTACTTCCTCAAGCTCTACCATTCCGTCAATAGAGAATCCTTTTAATTCGCCCGTTTTGATATAGTTATTCCAAATATCGTCGTTATCTACTTTCATAGAAACGAGCCAAGAGCCTTTGGGATATTCTAATCCAAACGCTGCGGACTTATCTACTTTGGGATTTTCTACTAGCCACGACTCTACAAACGTAACGCCCTCTATAGGCTCGTTGTGTTCTAGCTTAGAGTTTAATTGAAATCCAGACTGAAAAAAGTTTTGAGAAAAATCTTTTATTGTTTCTGCGCTAAAAAACATCTCAAACTCGTTACCGTCCTCGTCTACTCTGTAGATTAATTGGTCGGGCTGTAAAACTAACCCCATTAAAATACGCTGCTCCTCGTCTACTTTCGCAAACTTTACAATCTTCTCTTGTTTAGCCATTGCGATAAACGTTTCCTCTGTGGCAGGCGCGTTTACCAAACTAATAGCAAAGACTCCTTTGCTCTTTTTATTGTATTTGCCCTCGTATCTCTTCATAGTTTTATATTATATTAACGAAAAAATTCCCTTATTGTTTCACTATTTCTAAAATCCGCTGCCCTCTACGATGTTACGGTCTGCGCTTTGAGCTGTGGTAACGTCGCCACTCACGACAAATGCCTTGACGGCGTTCTCTTGCCCTTGTATACTTTGCTGTATTGCGTTGCTCTCGCTGCCCTCTACTAGATTAAACGCGGGAGCCTCTGCTCCGCCTGTTGCTCCTGCTCCGCCTGCGCTTGTATCTCCGCCTTTACCTAAAGCTGAAAGACCTTGCGCCGTCGCCGCTATCGATGCGGCTATTCCTGTACCCATACGAATAAAGTTGGCGGTAATTAATGCAGGAGCGGCAACCCCTGCCTCTAGAGTTAGCTTTGCGTTGGCTGCGTTTGTATCGATTATATTCGTAGCTATACCTATAGCATTTGATGCAATTATAGAGGCAGCTTGTAGCTCTTTGTTTTCCTCTGCAAATCCTGCTAGTATACCAACAGCAGAAGATGCAGCGTCTAAACTTGCTTTTTGAATCCCTAGTTTTGCGTCTGCGGTTGCTTGGTCGTTTGCTTTTATTTGCTCATTTGTTGCTTTCGTATTTGCTACAAGTTGGTTATCTATACCTTGCTTTTTATTTAGGTAATCCTGCTCGGCGTCTACTCTTTGCTGCGTACCCTCTGCGTAGAGTAATCTCTTAGCCTCTAAGTCCTCAAGAATTGCCTCGTTTTCAAGTTCAAGAGCTGTCTTTTGTTTCTCTAGTTTAACCAACGGGTCAATCTCTTGCTCTGCGTCAAACTCTCTTTGCTGTTTCTGTCTTTCTCCCTCTGCGTTTGTTACTGATGTAATTAAACCTTTCTCCTCTAGTAGTAAAGTGTTTGTATTGGATTTCTGCTCCGAACGTTTCCCCTCGATGTCTGCTAACACTTGAGCGCTCGCCGCCTCCGCAGCAATTAAAGCCGCTCTATTTTCTATACTATCATTTTTAGCAACCTCTGCCCTAGCGCCTGCCTCTACCGCCGCCGCTTGTTTTAAAAGCTCTTTCTCTTGTTTCTCTAGTATTTCGCCTAGCTTTACGTTAGCCTCTTGACGTTCTTTTATACTTTTGTTTGCATCGTCTCTTATTTGTCTTTGTTGCTCCGCTTGTCTGTCAAACAAGGCGATATTCTTAGACGCCATAGCCTGCGCAATTATAGCGGCGTCTGTTGCTGCCTTATGAGCTTTTGCTGTTTCGTTTGCAGCCTTTATACTTACCTTTGAAAAGTTTTCGCTTGCTATTTCTGTAATATTTCCGACCTCTGAAACTGCCTCGCTGAAATTGTTTACAATATCTTTACCTGCTTTAGATACGTCCAATCCTAGCTCTATTATATTTAATCTAGTTTTATCTAGGTCGTCTTGAGCCTTTTTAATGCTTTCGCCATCTCCAAACATTTTCTCATAACCTAGTCTTAAAGCATTTGAGGCTAATAATAATTGATAAAATGTAGCTTTCAAAGGAAATAAAGATATAGTAATTAATCCGTTTACAACTTTACCTAACGCATCAAAGTTTTCACTAGTAGATGCTACTGCGTCATAGGTAGCTATTAACGCGTTGGCAACTTGTGATAATACTTCCTGTATTGTACCTAAAACAACACTAACGCCGTCCATGATTCTTTTATTCCTAGAGAACGCCTCTGTTAATCCTGCAATCAAAGCCACTACTAAGCCGATACCTGCCGCTTTTAAAGCAAGACCTACTTTAGATATAGCTTTTGCCATAATTGCAAACCCTCTTTTAGAGTTTCCTGCGGTTACTCCTATCGCCTCGACCTCTTTGTCTGTTTTTTCTGCCTGTTTCCCTATATCCTTAACACCTTTCTCGATGTCTTTTGTAGCTTTTACTGCATCTGTATCGTCTACCTTTAGCTTAATTTTTACCTCTTTCATTATTTTTTAGCTTTTATAATACGTTTTACTTTCCTTTTTAATCCTCTCCAAGTTATGACCATCTCGTTTCTACCCTTTGCTATTTCGGTATATTCCCCTGCGCCGTAAAACTCTCCTCGTCTTAGTATATCGATTACCTCTGTAATGTGGTTACTCATTTTGTACTATTGTTATATCTGTTGTTATTGAATCCTTTACGTATCGTATTATCATGCTACGAGTTCCAACCCCTACGCCTAAAGTTGTAACGCTTATTCCTGCTAAATTGTTATCCGTTCCAATTATTGAAGTAGTCGCCCAAGACGTACCAAATCCGTCGTCTATTTTTGTAACCGTATACCCCTCAATATTCTCCACGTTAAAAACTAAATTTTCAAATAATTTCCCCAAAGTTATAACCGACGGAATGTATACCCTATTTTGTAGGGTAGTATCAAAGCCGTTTATTAACTCTAACTTTGTTAATCCGTTTAAGAGGTTATAAGAGTACTTATTAATTCTGTAGTCTATTTCTCCGATTGCTATAACATCGTTTAGCTCGAGCCTTGTAACTATCTGTATAGGCAGGTTTGCGGTATACATAAACGTTCGCCTCTTTAACTCAAATATTGCCGTTATATAATCCTCGTAATGTATACTATATAAATTATTTACTAAAGTCTCGCCCGTAAAATTGCTAAACTCCGCCTCAAATAAATTAGAGTACATAGGATTTTCAACTCCAAAGTGATGTATTGGAGATAATAAACTTTGGTTTAGCTCTACGTCCACACCCAAGTCGTTAACGAATCGTATAGGCGTAGTAGATATATCCTGCCTTGTTACATAATGTAAAACAGGTTTAGGTACAACTTGGTTTAAATTGTCGTCTAGTATTACACCCGTTTGTATATTAGTATCTGTATCGGTAACTGCCGTATTTTGGTCTACCAAACGCTCAAAGTATATCTGTTCAAATGGTAGCTTTACCTCTAGCGTATCGCCGTCTATTAATTTCCTAGGCGTCAAGCTCTCGTATACATTTACAAGCGATGCTCCGTAACCTTGTCCGTCCGCCGCCTGTTTTTGAAACTGCATATTCATAATAGTACTCGGCTCCTCAAACTCAAAAGAAATGCGTTTTAAAAGCTCGCCTCTGTCTACGTCAAACTTTGCGAAATCTATATATTTAGTTGCGTCGTATCTTTGCCCTTGAGCGTAGTAGGAATCCAAAGTATTAACGTAGATACTGCCGTCGTCTTTTGGAATCGCTACAAGTTTAAACATATTAAAAATGCCTTTGAGAAAGTCAACGATTTTTAACTCTGGCATCTCGTCGCCTATTATTACATTATTAACTAGAGTTTGATTTACTCCATAAGTTATATTTGATGGATATTGCGGAGAATTATTTACAAACGGAGTAACAGTTACAGATGACGAAAACACAATTTTTGCATTACTTTTTACATACCATTCAAGATTAAAAATAGTCGTGCCGCTAGGCGAAACTAAGGAAATTTCTCTAGCTACAATGCCGTCGCCGTTCGCAAATTGCTCACTGCTCCACGCATAAAATTGACTACCAGTATCTGCGTTTCTAACTACAAGGGTATAAGGTACATTCTCATAACCTGCCGCAGGTTGTATAAGTTGTTTTATTAAAAAAAATGTCCTATTGATTCCCGTTCTTATAGTTGTAAAAGTTCCTATATTAGTACTTAAATTTATATAAGTTTCGTCTCCGCTTGTAAAGTCTACAATATCCTCTCCGCCACCTATCGCCGCCTTCTCGTCTGCCTTGAGCCAAAGGTATTGCTCCGCAAACTCTGTAGTACTAAAGAAATCCCTAGAAAATACTATAGGATTCTCGTAGGTTGCAGCGTTGTATTTCGCCTCGATTGCCTCGATTATTTTAGATAGCTTTACGCTAGGTCTAAGGTCGCTCCAAACTACGCCCGTAGCGTGTGAGGTACTCGCTGCGTTTGCTATGTTTATAGTTGTATCGTTTATATCTGCCGCTCCCGAATGGCTGTTATAAAAATAACGCTTGTTAGCCATTAATGTATAAGCTAGGTCGCCACCAAATAACGCGCCTTGTAACCCTGCTATAACAGACGTACTCGTCCATTCGTGGTTTAACGCAGGAAAAGATAAATCGCTTAGTAAATCCTCGCCTATTGTATCCGAGATGTTAGGCAGATTCCCAAAGAAATTAATTGTATAACTCTCAAGCCTACCCTTTACTATATTACACTTGTTTAGCCTCCATTTTCCGAGCTTGAAAGGTACGCCGTCAATATCAATACTACCCTCTACTTTACTCCTAGCATCGAATCCGTTATCTATAGACGCATTATACCAATGTTTAAACAAGCGATTATTGTTTTTACTAGCAGGTACTGTAAAACTCTTAGAGTAATCGCCTGTATTTTTAGTAATATCGCTCACATCTAAAACAGAGCTTACAATATCTACGCTCTCGTCTGCGTATTGGTCTAGTAATTCGCCGTTAATAAATAGATTAACCATGCTTATATGTTGTTTATTTCGTTGTAACTCATTTCAAACGTCATAGTATAGTTAATAAGCCTATCGTTTTGCCTTGTCTTGAATTTCTGCGAGGTCTTTTTTATGTTTAAAGGCGTGTATACATCGCCTTGTCTTGTATATGGTTGGCTAACAAAACTCCAGATTCGCTCTGTTAGTAGTATTTGCTTTAGTACTTCGTTCATATCCTCGTCAAGCCAACCCGTTTCCGCCGTTAATGTAGTGCGACCTTGAACGCCATACCTTACAAACTGATGGAATCCGTCCGACGCCTGCCCTCTGTTAGTCTCAAAGCTGCTATCCGTTACGTCTATAGTCTCCTCTTGCTTTTTAAAGAATGTAAAGCTCTGCAAAGCGCCGTCTTTATTTTGAAAAAATACATCTAAGGGAGTATACTTACATTCGTCGGTTAGGTCTAGCGTTGTCGTTTTGCCTTGCCAGACTATTTCTATATAAGCCTCGTCTACTGCTGTAGACAAATCAATCCACACGTATTTTACTATCTCGCTACTCTCGTCGGATTCGGCAGGTATAGCAGAGTAATTTATATCTAAACTAGGATAAGATTTCACCGTTATAGTATCTGGAGAGGGAGATACAGGCACGTAGATAGGAAACACAAAGTTTCCGTCTCGATTTACTTTATACTCTTGAGGATTTAAAAGCGTTTTATTAGACACCGTCGTTACATTTCTGCCCTCGTTTCCGTAAGCATACCCTAGCGTCATTATCTGAGTAGTCTCATGGTACAAGGTAGCGACTGCGTCATAGGTTACGTAAGTATATACCCATTGTTGATTATTGCCGTCTATTAATTGTACTTCAGAAACTAACGAAATAGACGGCTCAGTGAATTCTATATAGTCTTGAATTATAGCGTTTATGTTTATACTATGCGAGCCTGTTGATGCCGTTGTATTTTGGTAGGTTATCTGGTAGCTATTGGTAGAGTCTGGAGTAGACTTGTCGCCATTCCAAACCCAAACGTTTAGCGTATACTTTGCGCAAGTTACACCCCCATACACTAAAGGAGTATCTATATAAAACGGACTTAATGCTCTTATCATTTTGTTATTGTTACGTTATCACTTTTAATATTTATTCCGTCGATAAGGTCAAGAGCGAAAGCCTCGCCTATCTCGTCGCCTAGTTTTAGTACTTCATTATCTAGAGCGTCTGTAAAGAAATGCGTCGTTTCGATTCCTGTGTGGTATACACTATTAGCAATCGCATAAAGCAAACCTTTACGACTTGTAAATTTTCCCTTTGCATCTCTAGGAGCTATACCCTTGCGGATAGTCCACCCGTTAAAAGCCATAAACGGCGGCTTTTTATCTTTGTACTTAAACTTATTATTTGTTACCTTTTTAAGTTTCCAAGCTGCGCCCGTTACTTTTTTGCCCTTTACTTTTTTATCCGCTCTTTTACCTCCGACACCTTTAACCCCTGCGTCTACATATTCCCAATAATCCGCTAGAGTAAACTCTATAGAGCTACGCTTTACTTTATAGGATAGGTTTTTAGATAGGTTGCTATTGCCTTTCTTTTTTTTCTTTAGATTAGCTCTTGCCTGCGTTACTACATTACTCCCTAGAGTATTAAATATTTTCGTTACACTTCCCAAAAGCAAAAGCTAGTTTCGTCTATTGGCATCTCTACCTCTAGGCTCATATCCCAACCGTCTAACAGGTTTTTGTCTGAGTAAGTTATCTGCGTCAAGGTCGGACTATCCGACGCTGTTATATTGTTGTCTGCAAAGTCTCTATGCATTTTAACCCAAAGCGCATTTAAGCAAGAGAGCGTACCATTGTAGTTATCTACCTCATTATCGTTGAGGTAAAATTTATCGTTTACATTCTCGTTATTAATGTCTCTAATATCTAGGCATTGTATATTAAGGCTAAAGGTAATCGTAGCGTTTGAGCTAAACGTTGCGTCTGTTATATCGATATTAAACAACGGGAATATATCGCCCTTATTCAAATCAATATCCGCGCCCGTCGTGATTGTTTTAACAAATACGTCTTGCTCTGCTAAACTCCTTATATATCTTAATAGTCTACTATATGCGTTCATTCTATAATTGTGTTACGTTATTTCCTTTCCTTAGTATTGCCTCCATATTTTGCCTGTCTAACTTATGAGCTAGGAACGTGTGAAACTCATGTACCTTTGTTTCTAGCACTCTGTCGATTTTCAGTATATCATTGCTCGCCATCATATCAATAGTTACGTACCACCCCCATTTTGAGAAATAGTCTACCGCTTGTTTTTCTCCTCCACTTGACTCGTATATTTCTGGATAGCCTCCTTTAATTCTCTCGATAAACTCCAAAAAAAAACCAGAGCGCCGTTAACTATATTCATAGGGCAACTTCGCATCTCCTCACATAGAGCCTTATCGTACTTATAGGGCAGTATCTCATAGTTGCCGAAAGCGTCCTCATTCGTAACCCTACGAAATAAGATAGCTATAATCTTATGCATCTCTTTAAAGTCCATTCCTATAGTGCTGAGGTCTACATATTCCGCCGTCGTTATCTCGTCTAGGTTTGGGATAAAGCCGTACTCTACTCCATTAAGCATAAACCGCTCCTCAAATTCTACGTCTTGCTCACATGCTGCTATAATCTGCGCCATCAAACCCTCGTAGTCTGTGTATACTAATTTCTTTACATCTTGTTTTTTCATTCCTGTAAACAAAGATATAACCCTCTCAATCATTCCCTGCTCTGTCATCTTATCCTCTCTCGCTCTGAGCGCCTCAAACTTGACGTATTGGTCTAGAGTAATATCTGCGATATTTTCGGGTACACTAATTTTAATAGTCTCTGTCATATAATAAAAACGATTTTTGCTTAGTATTGTTTCTTTACCTTATTTCTATTTTGCCACGATTAGCCAATAGGTGTAATACTCCATACCTCAGCGCGTCCAGACTATGGTTGTACATATCGCAAGCTAACTGCGCGCCCTTGTCTGTGTATACGTAGTTGTTTAACTCCTTTGCCATATTCGTAGAGTCTGCATCGACGACAAGCTCATAGTCTTGAATTAATGAGATACCTGCCGCGATACTCCCTGCGCCTTTCTTAGCGCCTCTAATATTGAGACCTAGCTTTTGTAACTCTGCGATAGTTCCTGCGCTTGCGCTATCTCCTATAATCAAATTACGCCCTGCTCTCTGTCTATTGATTGCGTATATTTCGGAGATGGTAATCTTCGACTTGTATAGCTCCTCCTTTGCGTAGATTATTTTCTTTTTTTTATCTATAGCAATAGCGACTAAGGTTGTCGGGTCTGTGAATCCGTAATCCTGTCCGTAGATAACTTGCAACCCGTCGGGGTTAAATTCGCCAAAGCGCCAATTTGTATAGACGACTCCCTCCGCTTTTGAAAGCCAAGAGCCTAAAACGACGTGCTTATATTTTATCGGATTGCTAACTTTCATATCCTCGAAATAATCTAGTATCTCGTCGGGTACAAACTCAAGACAATCGAGGTAGGACGTATGTATATAACAGACGTTATCCTTTACGCCGTTGTATCCCTCTTGCACGCCTCTACTCTCAAAGTATTTCATATAGATAAAATGCTCCTTACTCGTAGGGTTTAAGATTAAGACCTTTATATTTCGGTTTGGATTGCTTGCGTCGTTACCTCTAATTGATAACACTATCTTGTCGTAGATTGCCTCGTCTTGCATCTCCTCCGCCTCGTCTAGTATAAGCATGGAGAAATCTTTTAACCCCTTGAGGTTTGCAGTCTGGACTCCAGAGCCTGCCTTTAATCCTTTAAAGACTATCTTGCTTTTATTGAATTTTGAGACAATCCTATTTTGCTGCGACTCGAAAAAACTCTCCATATTCATGAGTTCGATTTTCTCCTCTACCTCAGCAAATATAGAATCCTTTAGAGAGGCGTTTGTATACCTGCTGTAAAGTATTCGATGTCCATACCTCGTGCAACTATTTAAAGCGCTTAGAGACGTCGCAAATGACTTCTGAGAGAATCTGCCACCTGTTATAATAAACGTATCCACGCCGTCGGGTATATTAAACAAGGGCGAAAATTTTGGGCTTATGTTTACGCTACTCATTCTCTGGGGTTACGTCGATTGCTGAGGTAAATGAAATCGTCGGAATGTTTACGCTATTTCCCTCTGAGGTTATATCCACGCTCTGCATTGGTTTACCGACTGTATACTCTAGGTAGAGCTTTGCGCTTTGAACGTCTCCAGACATCGCGCTTGCCTCTAGTGTTTGGAATACGGCTATAAAGTTTTCTTGAGAGGTTGCCTCGTTTATTAATTGCTTAAATGGGTTTTTGCGCCTGTCTATGCCTTTGGCTTTTGTAGACCAACCGCCGTTCCCTTTTGATAATTTATTCATATCTAATAGGTACTAACTATTAGTGTTAACCCTATTATATAAACGAATTATAATATATATTGTTTCTTATATAAAAAAACCCCACCAATTAAGGCAGGGCAAACTAAAACAAAATTAAA